AGATAATCCAGCAAAAATGAAACAACTATTTGATATTGCATACACCAAATAATTATGAGCAGCACACCAGACTACGAGATAGAAGAATTTACCAAGAACCATGATATGCTTCTGATGGCTGGTATAGATGAAGAGGATGGTTCATATGCTATCCAGTTCTGCACAGAGACCAATGTTGATGAACTCACAGATGTCTTATGTTACATCATTAAAACAGCGATTGGTACAATGGATAATGCTGAAAACATCAACGAGGCAGCAGAGATGGAAATCTTTCGCCTTCTAGAACAGAAGCTTATTGAGGACGATAGCAAGTATGTCCAAGAAGACTAATATTATAATCTTCAAGACTGCAGAAGAATGCGGTGAATTAATACAATCCATATGTAAACATGCTAATGGATGTAATAATATACCAGACATTGAGCATGAAATAGGTGATGTTCTGGGATGTATTTGGCATCTCATAAGAGAACTAGATCTGGATACTAATAAAATCGAAAGATTTAAGGTAAAGCGCATCCAAAAACTCATAGAATCCTTACAAAAAACGCCTTAGATTTTTGAGTAAAAAGTCAAATTAAATATAACATTAGTAGCTAGCCTAATGTATATTAATAGTATAAATATGTCTCCGGGCAGCGCTAAAAACATATGGAAATTACAGTCAAGAAAAGAAACACACAGATAGAAAAATTCGATGCAGAAAAAGTTAATAGAGTAGTAGAGTGGGCCACTAAGAATATAGCAGGAGTATCTAGTACAGATATCCTAATGAATGCCAATATCAATTTCTTTGATGGTATTTCAACAAAAGAAATTCACGACTCTTTAATCAAATCCTCTGAAGACTTAATATCATTAGAGCACCCCAATTACACCACTGTAACATCACGTTTATTAACGTATGGGTTAAGAAAAGAAGTATGGGGCGGAAATCGTCCTCCACGATTGCTTGATCATATTAAAAATTGCATCACTCAAGGCGTCTATACACCTGAACTACTTGAGAAATATACGGAGGATGAAATCAATAAGATTGATAAGTGGGTTGATCATTCTTTAGACGAGACAATGTTTGACTTTGCTGGTATGAATCATATGATCAAGACAGCACTGGTACAGGATCGTATTAATAAGAAGATATACGAAACACCACAATTTGCCTTTATCTGTATTGGAATGGTACATTTCGCCGATTATCAATCAACTCAGAAGTTAGAATATGTGAAGGAGTTTTACCATGCAGTATCTCATCGCAAATTAAACATACCCACTCCTATGCTTACTCGCTGGCGCACTAAAGCGAAGTCTGGAGCATCATGTTGTCTCATCCAAGTAGATGATACGGCAGATTCTATCTTTACATCGGCACACTTAATGGCTAAAGCTACAAGTTTTGGGTATGGTATTGGTCTTGACTTTAGTCGTATTCGCGCTTTGGGCAGTCCTGTTAAGAATGGAGAAACAGTGCACAGTGGAGTCATCCCCTATCTTAGAGTATTCCAGGACGCAATCAAATCTCAGCAACAGGGCGGTGCACGAAGGGGAGCAGGCACTGCTAGTGTGGCTATCTTCCACTTGGAAATTGAAAACATCCTACAATTAAGAAGTGTAGGCGGAACAGAACAGAGTCGAGTGCGCCACTTGGACTATGCTATTGCCATTTCCAAGATATTCTACGAAAGATGGAATAATAGTGAAGATATTACTCTGTTCTCTTATCATGAGGTGCCTGAAGTCTTTGATTCGTTTGGCCTCCCTGAATTTGATGCGCTATATCTTGCAGCTGAACAAAATCCAAACATCAAATTCAAGAAAAGCATCCCAGCCGATGATCTCTTCAATTCTCTAATCAAAGAACGTATTGAAACAAACAGAATCTATATCCTTAATATAGATATTGCCAACGAATTCTCTCCATGGTTAGATAGAGTACCTATGTCTAATCTGTGTATGGAAGTCTTAACACCAGAAGTACCATGCCAGTCGCTAGATGACCCTAATGGTGAAATAGGTACCTGTGTTTTAGCTGCAACCAACATGGCAAATATCAAAAGTGACGAAGAACATCGTAAACTATGCCACCTTGCTGTGCGCATGTTGGATGGCATGATTGATAGACAAACATACTTTGCACCTGCTGCTGAACGATTCACTAAAAATAAAAGATCCTTGGGTGTTGGTGTTACTAATTTAGCACATTGGTTAGCTTCTAAAGAAATGAATCATGATTCTGAAGGTGCTCCTAATGCTATTGATGAGTTTATGGAAAAGCAACAGTACTTTCTTATGGAAGGCTCGTGGCTTTTAGCTAAAGAAAAGGGCAAAGCTCCTGATTGGCATAGATCAAAGTACTCACAAGGCGTATCAAAACTTGATCTGTATAAAAAAGACATTGACGAAGTCATAACCCGCAAGCCGACTATGGATTGGGCTACCTTAATGGCAAATATCCATAGAGATGGTATGAGAAATATGACCGTATCTTGTGCTATGCCTTGTGAAAAGTCCTCATTAATGCAGAATTCCACAAACGGTATTGAACCTATTGTACAGCTATTCCAATTCAAAGATGATCGCCAAGGTTCTGCCGCATGGATAGCACCTAACGTTAAAAAATATGGCAAATTCTACAAATCAGCATATGATTGTTCCAATCTAGGTATTATTAAATGTGCAGGAGCAGTTGCTAAATGGGTATGCATGGGTGTATCTACCAATCATTACTACAATTATGGCAATTATAAAGATAATAAGTTAGAATCGACTGACGTTGCATACGACATCCTACTGTCTTACAAATATGGTCTTCCTACACTATATTATGCCAAGAATAAGCAAGTGATCAATCAAGATACTTCTCTGGATGAAAAAACCGAATCTTCATGTGCTGGTGGTGCATGTACCCTATAAAATAAATGATCAGCGTATATAATAAAAATGTAGTAAGCAATAGGGACCGTAAGATGTTCCTCGGGCCTGAGTTGAATTTGCAAAGATTTGACACCTTTAAATACAAGAAATTCTACGATTTATATAAAGAGCAAAAATCTGCCTTCTGGGATCCAGAGGAGATTGACTTCTCGGGTGAAGCTGCTAAGATTGATACCATGAATCCAACCGAAAAATGGATTTTTGAAAATAATCTCATGTGGCAGACAGCTACAGACTCTGTTCTAAGTCGTGGTATTAATAATATTACCCAATATGTAACCCTACCAGAGCTAGAAGCTGCTTGTGGATACTGGCAATTCTGTGAAATACTGCATAGTGAATCTTATACCCATGCATTAAAGGGTTTAACGAAAAAGCCAGAAGAGTTCTTTGATTCTATTATAACTAATGAAGAGATTAACAAAAGATCGCTAGAAACGACTAAAGCTTTTGACGCTTTATTAGGCGCTACTGATGCCAATCTTAAGGAGCACATTTTCAAGACAGTAATGTCGACACAAATAGCAGAAGGTCTGAATTTTCATGTATCTTTCTTATTCTCTTTCTGGTTTGGCAAGCAAGGCAAGGCGCCACAAATGGCAAAGATTATTCGCCTCATTAACAAGGATGAAAGTCTTCATGTTGCTATTACTCAAAACATCATCAAGTATTGGAGATTAGATCCCGAAGAAGGATTCCAAGACATTCTAAAGGCTAATAGAGATCTGGTTTATGAAATGTATCGCACAGCTGTTCAATGTGAGAAAGATTGGGCTAGTTATTTATTCTCAAAAGGTAGTCTAATTGGCTTTAACGAATCTAATGTTCATGATTATATTGAATGGTTAGCCAACAACCGTTTACATAGTATGGAATATGATAAAATCTTTGAATGCAAGAAGAATCCCATAGGCTCTTGGCTACTAGAATATCTAGATCCTACTCTTGCACAATCAGCACCACAAGAGCAGAATCTTACTACCTATCAAATGGGCAGTAGAAATAATAGCATTGATAAATCAAAACTTCGCGGGATATCTCTCTAGCCTGCACTATATTATAGTATGAAGCAACCTGCATATTATATCTCAGTGTATGAGAAAAAACCAAAGAAGAAAACTCTCTACAGTCATGCCAAATATGTTGGCGATAATGTTCATTTCATTAATCTAGATAATAAAGAAGAACTTATTATCACCAAAAGAGAGTTAATGCTTAATTTACAAGCAGATAAGGGTTGGGATATAGGAGTGGAACTTAGTAATCTCAAATGAAAATCGCTGAATTTCTAAATTCAAAAAATAAGGGACGCAAAATAAAAATGTTTGTGGCTCAAGAGTATTGCAGCAGAAGCAATAGAAAGGGTGGATCATACTATTACTGGAGGGCATACTTTGATAAGAAATCCTTTTCTTATATGGTTCAGGATAGAAACATAAATGAAGACTTTGTAGAAATTATAATCGTAAGCGATTATAAGAATGATCCAAGATATTTATCCTTGATGCTAAAATATAAAGGCGAAACATTCGAACATTACGAGCCTCTTTATTCTCTTACTTCAGATCGAATTGAACTAGATGCTGATGGTAAAATAATTGCCAGTTACTTCACAACATGGGCTGATGCCGGATCGAATGATCGGTATAAAAATAAAATAGCCTGGAAAGAAGGCGAAATATCTTAAATGAAATATAGATCACTATTCATCTCTGATGTGCATCTAGGCTTGCAACATACGAACTTGGAGCTGTTGCTGGAGGTCCTTAAAAATAATGAATTTGACAATTTATTCTTAGTAGGGGACATCATCGATGGATGGAAGCTCAAGCGTAAATTTGATTGGAATGAACTAGAGAATAGGCTTATCCAGAAGATATTTAAACTAGCACGACATGGTGTAAAAGTCCATTACATCATAGGCAATCACGATGAATTCTTATATAGTTTTGAAAATCAAAGCTTTGGTAATGTAGAAATTAAAGAAAGACATATCCATACCACTATAGTAGGCGAAAAGATACTAATAATTCATGGGCATCAGTTTGATGGAGTGGTTAAGTGTAATAAATGGTTACAAAAGATAGGATCAACTTTATATGAATGGTTACTTCATATTAATGTAAAGTTTAATATACTCCGACATAAAATGGGCTTGGGTTATTGGTCTCTAAGTAAGTACCTTAAAGGCAAAACCAAAGAAGCTGTTAACTATGTGGCATCTTTCGAGGATACTTTAATAGATTATGCCAGGGTGCAAAATGTCAATAGTATAGTATGTGGCCATATTCATACTCCAAAAATAGTCAAAGGTGAAATTAACTATTATAATACTGGTGACTTTGTAGAAAATGCATCTTACCTCGTAGAGACACTAGAAGGTAAGATGCAATTAATCGAGCTTTAATTGGCACCCAATTTTCTAGTAATAAGCTTCAGGATTTTAGAGCGAACAATATCATTTTCGGTAAACTGAAAAGTATGTATACCATTCTCTTCACATTCTGTATCGTTGAAACATTTTAAGATTTTACCGAACCCAGAGTGATGTCCAATATCTGCCTGCTTACTATCTCCTATAATGGCATATTTTGAATTATGGCCGAATCTTGTAAGCACAGATACACTCTCTGCATAAGTCAGATTCTGTATCTCATCTACAATTACGAAACTATTACTAAAGGTCATACCTCTAACAAAGTTCACGGGAATACATTCAATTCTACCATCAGTCATTAAATTGTTGATAGTAGTCTTAGTGATTAACTCATCAAGCTTTTCCATTAAAGGAATAGACCATGGCTTGAATTTTTCATCTAATTCACCAGGCAACGCTCCAATACTCTTGGAAGCAGATTCAACAATACTGCGGATATATACTATCTTATCTACTTTGCGTTGAGATAATGCTGTCAACCCAGCCAAGACAGAAAGATAAGTCTTACCACTACCGGCTGGACCGTCTACTAACACCATCTTAGTTTGCTCGTAGTTTAATAATTGTAAGAAGCTTTTATGAGTATCATTGAACTCAAATTTGCAACGAATGTTAAAATCAAGACTATCTATTTCCCTACCAAATAACCCACCAAGAGAATCCTTAATGTGTGACTTATCAAGGCCGACCGTTTCCTCATTATGCTGAGGGCGCTTTTTTCTGGACATCGATAATTACTTACCAATCTTTTTAAGATCAAGCTCGGTTATTATGATAAATTCCATGTTATATTTCTTAGCAAAAAGCTTGGCATAAGTCCACTTAGCTTCGTTCACAACCCAAGTAGCATTCTCATAAATTACCGTAGATTGCTTCTTCTTTTTTGATACAGTAGGTGCTCTGGTCTGTTTATCAGGTTTGATCTCTACCAGATATTTCTTAACTTCATTCCCTTCACGGATTTTGACATACATATCAACTATATAACGATGAACCTTCTGATCTAGTGGAGATATATAAGGAACTACCACATTCTCCGAACCCCATTCTATAACGCGTGAGTTCTTATCTAACCAAATCATAACGAGCCTTTCAAGATTAGATCTATACTTTATAGACCCTGCATTTTTACACTTTGCAGGATATATCGGTCGATAAATGCCTTGCTTATAGGGTCTATGAGCCATTTTTTGTTTCTAATCTAGTAACAACCTCTTTTTGATGTTCTTCCTTAGAAATATACTTATGAAATTTCGAATCCTTATAGAATTGAACATCATTCTCAGTTCTGATCAGCAATTTCTTATAGAATCCCAACATATCAAGCATAGCAGGATCAGCCCATAATAGTTGATCCTTCTCATATTGGATTAGCAATGTATTGACAATATTCATTATCACATACATAGGCTCATATTTGCGAAAGAACTTCTCAAACATGGCCTTCTGCACATCAGTCTCTGATACTTTATAAATGGTGCTAGTTTTATCCAAAAACTGCCCATCATCATAATCACCAACCCATTCATAAGCAGATAGATTAAGATTTCCCTCAATATCTATATGGCGATGTAATGTCTCAGGGCTTAATGAATGGCTTCCAATAGAAAAGCAGACAAATTTCTTATTCTGCTTGTTAAAGATGGCATAAAGATCATTATTCATATTACTCTCCTATTACTAATGAATATCTTTCGTAAGTGCAAGTAGGAACGAAGTGTACTGCGTTATAATCAAATTCTATAAGCTGTCCAGCTTCATCCTCAACTCTAATCATCAGTTCGTTATCGAACACGTAAAACGCATCTCTATTGCTCGTAGTTAAGCACACTAGATTAAGCTTGCGAATATCATATTTATCTAAATGTGGCACAATGTAGTCACCCGGCATATACCGTTGTATCTGAATGAATTGATAAAAGTCCTTAAGATCAGTATCCCACTCACCACCTTCAAAGATCATTGCTATTAAATCAGATGGCATATCTGCATTAAGCAAGCTACTAAAGCGTGATTGGTGCTTGGTGAAGCCGGCATGGCTTAAATTACCCTCTCGGGCCTTAAATCGCGATCTAATATGTGGCTGTTGCACATACTTTACCAATTCTGCAGCATTTGATTGGAATTGTGGGTGTAGTTTCAACATCAGAGTTTAAGAATATGCTCAATAGTATTATCACTTAACAAAACATCCTTCAACGAGCCATAATAATGTTCAGATATATTGTATTGATTTTTATATCCTGGATTTGTATTGCCACTAACAGCAGAAACAGCATGCTTTACCAAATTAATAGGCTGATCTAAAACTAAAGACAGATAATTTACAGGATCTGCAAGACACTGTGCTGTATTTATTTGTTTTACAGTAGATAAGTCATACTCTCCAGCGCGATTCGCAACATCGTGCTGTTCTTTCCATGCTGCTATAGTCTTGTCGTTGTTTAGAATGAAATTATTAATAGTCTGAATTGAGATAATATCCTTGGGGATCATTTCAATCACCTTATACAAGATGAAATCATATAGTTCATAGTTGATTTGATATAATTG